ACACCTGCTCTGATCGTGTAAAGCCCATAGGCAGCCGTTGAGCAAAAGATTACAGAAGCAAGGGTAATAGACCATGTAATACCCATAAAAGAGCTTACAAGCCAAATAAGAAGGCACAAAATTGACAAACTAGCTAATTCTGCTGTCAAATGCCAATAAGGTATGTAAGGACTGTTAGGTATGAGCATAGATTCAGCGAGTGCTGCTTGTATCTTGTGTGGCTCGAGCAAACCGACAGGTGTAGCTAGTTGTGGCATCACACCTTTAGCTGTCACACCGACAAAGACAAACTTATCTTTGACAGCCATTTCTCTCAAGGTGGTTTGTGGTGTATTTACCCAAGACAACCAGTGTCGTCCTAAACTGTCCACCCTAGTCTGTGGCAAACCCTTGACCTTGATTTCTTCTATACCTGCTGCGTTGGTCTTAATGATAAAAGTATCTGCACCTGCTAGGGTTTTAAGTACCTGTGTACCAAAGCTAGGAATCCAGCCGTCAGGTGTCTGTAATAATAAAGGCAGTCGTCTGACTAGATTATCAGCATCTACTGGCGCTGAGACCATGCCTTCTAAAGCCACTGCTGAGATTTCAGGTATGTTGGGCATATAACCTTGTAAGGCTATGCCCTTTGCTGGATCGCCTAACAAGACTGTACCTGTCGGTTTTGGATAAAGCTGATTGTCGGTCTCGAAGGTGGCAACAACAGTGGGATTATATGCTATAGAATTAGTGAAAGAGTTGTCGCCACCAAACCTGTCTTTGTCTATAAATGATATAACATAACCAACACCTAGTGCGCCTTTTGCCATAATTTCTGTGTGTATTTCTGCCAATCTTTGTCTTGGTAGCGGATAACCGCCCTCTGCCCTAACATCACTGTCAGTTATATTTAAGATAGTAAAGTATTCAGATGGCTTATGTTGCTCAACAAACCTATCAAAGACTTTTAGCTTTAATATCTCTAAGGGTGTAACTTGTAGAGCTAATGGTATGGCTAGAAGGGTTATAAGTGCTAATCCTATTCTTATCATGGGTTTTGGGTAATCGTGATACTAGATGATGAACCACCATTGATCTTAACAGTCCGACTGACACCATCTTGAATGAAGATAACTGTGTATGCGCCACTGCTGTCTAAATCTAGATAAGCTTGTTGATTGACTACCCTTTGCATAGACAAGCGTTCACCCTGTATAAAGGTTGTTATTTGGGTTTCTGTGTCTTGCCCTATACTTGTACCACTGACACTAGCTGATTCTAAATTTATGGCAAGTTGATCTTGTTCTTCTGTCGCTAAAGCATCTAACACATCTAATAAATCTTCTAAAAAGTTGACATCTAAGTAGTCGATATCTAGTTCTGTAAACTCAAAATCTTCGTCTAGCTTCAGAAAGTCCTCGTTCAACAAATCGACATCTAGCTCGTTATAGTCTAAGTAATCTGCTGTTTGCTGTTCACTTTCTTCTGCTTGTGCTACTACTTCTTTGGGTGGATTGATAATCAGCATATTGTCGATAAAGTCCAAAGTGATATCTAAGGTGACTGGCTTAGTAGGTGCTGATTCAAAGACACTGGTGGTGGTAGCCTGATAAGGCTGATTGAGTGTCACTTGCCCTGCACCTGTCGAGACGACAATCTCGCCACTAGCATTACCAAATTCATCAGGCAGAAGAATGATTAGACTTGCACCGAACTCTGTCGTAGTCACAGTGAAATCTGTACCTAAAATAGCGATCTCAGCGCTGTCAGTTGTCAGTTTGACCTTTTGCTTATTCAGCGCACCACTTATGAATCTAATAGTGCCTGAAGCGAATTTAAGGCTCATAGAGCTATTGTTTTGATTGTAGATATACTCATCTATTACTAGATTAGAATGTTCTGTTAGACGTACTTCTGTGTTGTCTAAGAAGGTTATAGCGACACGACCTGCCCTAGTCTGCACGTTGTCGTATGATTCTATGTCAAAATCTAACATAGCTGGGTAGGGTTGATCTCTGACTATTTGACCAAAGCCTTTGAGTTCTGTGATATCGCCTATTGTGTCAGCATGAAGTGGTAGTGCCACCATCATTTTGCACAATACAATAAGTGCTATTCGAGCCATTAGCTGTAATTTTAAGATAATCACGTGCTAGTGTCGAAGCTTGTGTGATGTTGAAAGTATTGCTTGAGCCATCTAGGTCTAGGTAAAAGTAGGCAGAATCGCTAGAAGTAGTACCTGCATAACCACTACCTGTGAAGGTAAGGGTGTTACTATCGCCTAAGATGTCTATGTAGTTAGTTGCGTTTTCATAATCAATCGTGGCACTTAGCTCATTATTGTCACCATCGACCAGCCAGTCGAGATTGAGATAACTAGCATCGCTATCTTCAGCAATCGCTAGGTCGTAAGTGTTGCTGCTTCCTGTGGTTTGGATATTCAAATTGACGTAATCGCTAGAGTTAGCTTCTAAGCTGTTCATTACTAAGTCAAAGACATTAGTATCACCTGCAAAGTTCCAATAAGCTGTGACGTTATCGCCATTGAAGTCGTCAGCCCTGAAAGTGTTACTAGAACCTATTTGGTTGATAGTTAGTGTCATGTCACTGCCACTTAGTCCAAAGGCAGTAAGGCTACCAGAAGATGCGTTTGTACCCCCTATGAGATTAGAACTGCCAAGCTGTTCTAATTTGATGACAGCGTTAGAGCCTGTCTGTGAGACAAACACTTCGTTGTCCGTATATAAGCCAAATGATAAGAATAATAATAATATAAGTCTCATAGTTCCTTCACCGACCAGTAGCCTTGTGCAATGCCCTGTTCAATTATATTAACTATACCGACTTCTATAGCAGTTTGCAAAGCAATCGACTTGCTCTCATTCATAGCGTTGCCTGTCTCAAACTCGACTAGCTTAGTGCCGTCAGCTATATATCTAAAAAAATCATTAGATAAACCTACAGATAAGATAGTCTTAGTCGTTAAGTTCTCTAGTAAGACTTCACCTGTGCTAACAGATACCACACGCATAGCCACTATGACTGTATCTTCTCTATACTGTTTGCTATTGCCTATGCCTAAATACCTAGCACCAACACCACCTGAGACGAGATTAGTGTTGTAGTCTATGATGCCACCCTCGAATAAGATACCTGCAAACAAGAGTGGCAATTCTTCAGTCTTGTCATCAAACTTTTGTCTAGTTGATCTGATAATTTGACGTTCCCTTGTAATGTGATCTATGCCACCTCTTTCTACCACACGAAAAAAGCCAGATTGTTTTAAAGCACGTATGAGGTAAGTCTCTGGTGCTTGTGTCATAGCTGTTGAGAAACTAGCATAACCATCAATAGACTTACGCTGTCCTGTCAAGTCTTGGAATTTATAGACAGCAACTATGGGTTGCACATTAGCTACACCAATTTCTGTAATAGCATCTGTCACTGGTTGATTGATGAAAGCAGACTTGGAAAAACACTCGGCTTTGCCTACGATGGTAACAACATCTTTATAGTCGTTATCAGGGTTAGTCAAACAGGGTGAGATATATTCTCTGTGTGTTGCACAGCTATTCAGTAAAACCGAAAGAGTTAATAGGAATAGTAATTTCTGTAGTAGTGCCATCAAGAGTATTATATATGCTAAGTGTGATAAATGTGCCATCACTATCCCAGCTAATGACATTGTCAAACAAAACAAAAGAGCCTGTCATTTGTGGATCATCTGAGAATAATGATTCGGTTATTTGTCTTGAGATATTAGACAGTATTCTGGATTGTAGGTTGTTCTTCCATCTTTCGAGCAGACTGTTGTTTTTTTCTCGTAGCTTTTCTTCTAGTTTAGCTTCTAAGTCTAATCTGATGGCTTCGCTTCTACTAAACTCTTGATTCTCAATAGTAAGATAATGTGCTGATGTACCTATGCCACTAAATGAGGGTGACTTGAATTGAAACTTGATTTCGTCTGCGAAGATGGGCAGTGCCAACAGTGGCAGAATGAGTACAGCACAGCCCATACGTTTGTATTTATTTTTGTAGTAATTGTTAATCTTTTCTTTGGTCATCTCTATCTGCCTTGGCTATTTTGTTACTGTCAATAAGCTGTGGCACACCTAATATTGTCTTGATTAAAGTGTCCTGTCTTATGATTTCATTGTCAAGGCTACGAATACGATCTATTAAGGCTACTAAGATACCATGTTGCGCATCTAGCTTAGTGCCGAGCCTTTGTTCCATAGCACTAATCTGCTCTGCGACCTTTTCGTCCACGACATCAAGCTTCTTCTCCATGCCATCGACAATACGCATAATGAGCTTGTAGATGAACCACCCAAGCCCAATAGCTGCTGCTATCGGAAAGCCTACTTGTTGTATAACAGTAATGATATCTTGCATATTAGGCTAGGGCTGGGTTTACACTAATTAGGAAATTTAATATGAATAAAAAACTAACCAGCCCTATTTTTTCTTGGTCTTAACACGCACTTCTTTGTAAGCTTCGTTGACACCAGCAGTGGATTTGTCATCACCGACATACTGCCCTTTTGCATTTCTAGCACGTACCTTTTTGCGATGTGTGCCTGTCATGACATCAATAAATTTAGACCACCAACTCATGTTTCGTCCTCTTGGTTAAGCACCATCTGTTGTTCTAACTGATTGGCTTTGGTCGCATAGAAGTTCACTAGCTTTCCTAGTTGCTCTATTTGCTTTTCTAATTCTTCGTAAGTAGGTTTTTTATTTTTTTCTTCTGCCATTGGTAACTCCTTTTCTCAATGATAAATAGTCGATAAAATCATAAAGCTTGATGTTCCAATTAGCTTTAGGTGTTGGATAAAAACGAATGATGATATTAGCTACACCAACGAAAGCTAATACATATAAAATTATATCAAATACCAACATGCTTAACTCCAAATAGCAGCGCAAACTGTTTTCACTAAAGCATCTTCTTTAGAGTAATCAGTGGCAGCACCATCATCAGCGACAAACTTAGATAGGTGTTTAACTCTAGTCGCTGTCACAGGTAAATCTGCATCAGAACTATCATCAAGCGTATCTGCGTACACAACCATCATGGTTTCATGTTTAGCATTTGCTGTGTCGGCAGCAGAACTATCGCTAGGTGGATAAACCTCTAACCTTTGTACTGCTGTGGTTTTTGTAATTGCCATATCAGAATTGTAACCTATTGTTCAGTAATTACCAATGCACCTGCATTACTTACTGTCAATTTGTATTCTGTGCCACTTGGCGACAGTAGGTGTATGCCTTCACCTTCTTGATTGACAAAAAGACTACCTGTGTTGATCAACAACTCTTGTTGGGTTCTTACCTTACCATTGACATCTAGCTTATATGTAGATGATGGTGAGGTTGTGGCGATCCCTACCGAGCCTGAACTATCAATCCTCATGCGTTCACTACCAGCAGTAGAAAATGCGATTGTGTTGTCAGTTTGTGGGTTGAACATACCTGTATCAACATCATTACTAAATGAATAAGCAGGATTAGAAGCCACTCTACCTGAGTTAGTACCCTGTATAAGTGCTTCTTTTGAATTACCTACACCAACTTGAATATTACCATTCACTTGTAATTTTTCTGTAGGACTGGATGTGCCGATACCTACACGACCATCAGACCTAACCCTAAATAGCTCATTAGCTGTTGCTGAATCGGTGCTACCCTCCATAACTTTAAATGCTCGGGTAGAACTATCGTTGTTGTCACTATCTATAAGAACTGCAACATTACCAAAATGTGAAGTATGTAGAGTATCGCCATTAGTGCCACTTCTTCTAATCTCTGTTAATGTTGTGCCAAAAGAAATACCACCACCAGACGAGCTTGATGCACCTAGATCTAATCTTGATTGAGGACTTGATGTGGCGATCCCCATTCGCCCTGAACTATCAATCCTGATTCTCTCCGTCAGAGTATTAGAACCAGTTGCGAAAGCTAAAGCACCTAATCCAGAAGAATTGTTCTCGTTTACAAACCTAATTTCAGAAGAACAAAATAAATTACTTTCACCTCTTTGAGCGCCTATACCAGCAAATGCATCATTAGAACCAGCTAGATACATAGATATTTTTCTACCACTAGCATTTCCTACTGTTCCTACACTTAATAAATGGCTTGGACTGGATGTGCCGATACCCAAACCTGTAGAGTTAAGTCGCATCTTTTCACCAAAGCCACTACCTATTCCGAACAGAATGTCACTTGTGCCATCCAACCTTAGTTGATTACTATTAAAACCAATCCTTGAGTTCAGGTCTGAGTTGTTAGATTTACGGAACTGGATAGCATCAAAACTAGCATTTGTGCCTGTCCTAAAAATAGCAATACCTTGGTCTGAGCCTGTATCTATATTTAATTTAGAAGTAGGACTGTTTGTTCCAATCCCAATTGTTCCTGTAGTAGTAAAAGCAGGTGAAGCTGTAGTAAAGTCAAATATAAATGGCTCGGTATTGTCTATATTCCTAAACCTAATTTGTCCGTCACTATCTCCCCTTTTTATAAAAAAGGTGTTGCCTGAATGTCCGAACTGTACTGAATTAGTTGCATCTTGAAGTTGCAATTGTGGGAAAGATGTTTTAGTTGATTTAAGAATACCTGTAGAAATAATATCTCCACAAGAGATAGTATCTGATAGATGTAAATTTCTAAATCTAATATTAGAGACACCTAAATCAACTGCTGCATCATTATTAACACTAGCAGTAGTTGGTGAGATTGCTGAAGCTGCATCATTAATCCTTAAACCAATAGCACCTTGTACTAATGAGATGTCACTCCCTATTTCTTTTATTACTCCACTATTAGCACCTGCTGTAATAGTTCCTGTCACTGTAACTCCAGAAGTACCAACTGCTAATCTAGTTGTACCTGCTCTTTGTAAAGCTAACGCACCTGCTGGAGCATTGATATTGCAATCACCATTATCGCCTTGAATACTGAAATATTTAGTATTTGAGTTATTTGAATCTAACAAAGCGATAGCATCTGTTACTTCTTCTGTTGTTATTTCTAAACCATGTGAAAAATCAAACTTGTCGTTAGTAGCATCCCATAAGATTGTGGCATCTGTTGAACTGTTAACCGCATCTTGTATGGTAATACCAGCACCATTAGCATTTGAAGAAGTATCTCCACTACCAAAATTCAAGGTGATGTTTTTGTCTGCAACATCTAAGTTAGTAGTGTTAATCGTGGTGGTTGTGCCTGAGACTGTCAGATTCCCTGTCAGGGCTAAAGTTGTACCATCAAAGGTAAGATTAGCTTCACCATTCAAAGAATTGCTGCCTGAAGCTGTTAGCACTCTGTTGTCTGACATATTAGTCACAGAAGCGATAGCTGCTGAAGGTAGATTAGTTAAACCTGAACCATCACCTGTGACTGCTGTTGCAGCTAAAGTTCCTGTTACAGTTACACCTGTTGAGGTTGTGGCTAGTTTTTGAGAGTTATCGTGATATATCTGGACAGCACCATCAGCAACACCTATTAAGTATGGCTCACCACCTGCTGAACCTAATAAAACATTTGTGCCTAAAAGTTGCAAATCACCAGTGCCAACATCTTTAATAATACTATTAGAACCATCATGTAAGATTTGTAGGTCTGATCCTGTGCCAAAGACTGCTTTAGCGTTGTCTAAAAAAATGCCTTCGTGACTTGCACTGATTTGGAAACCACCTTCTAAGAAACAATCATTAGAGACAGTTAGCTCACTAAACGTAGTTGCACCAGCACCAGTGGATGACATCAAAGTATTTAGAGCTTGACCATCTAATATAATCTTATCTGCTGTAATGGTGTTTTCTACTGTCAGATTGCCTGAGATATTTAGGGTTGTGCCATTAAAAGACAGTTTATCTTTAAGCGAGAACTGACCTGAACTATCAACAAAAAAGCCAGTGTTGCTGTTATTGAATGTGCCTGTGCCTTGATAGAGTTTGCCAGATTCTATGGTAATACCTGCAACTGTACCTGTGGTTAAAGTTACTTGACCGCCTGAAGTTGTAAGATTGACTGTACCTGTGTAAGCACTACTAACCCCAGTGTTACTGATGTGTCTGACCTTAACATTGTAGGTGGTGGCTGGTTCAACGTAGAAAGAAAAACTATTGCTTGGATAACTAACATCTGCTGCATCAAAGTTTGAATCTGTTGACTTTTTGTAAGCTACCTCTGTCGTGACGATTTTATCATCGAGATTATTAGTCCAACTCGCCCTGATAAAATGTAACCTGACTTGTGAATCCTTAGTAAATTCAGCAAGTGCTAGACCTGTAGGTGAGCTTACAGTATTATCACCAGTGTCTGGTGGACTTGGTAGGGTAGGGTCTGCAACATAAGTTATATTGTTAAAAACTGTTGTGCTATATTCTTTCAGACTTAAACGTAAAGCCAGATATTGCTCACCAACAAACTCGAACGACATACCGACTATTTCAAAATCTTTGCCACTGTAACCAAGTCTGTCGTTATCTAGGTTGACAATATCGCCCACCTGATGACTTAGAAACTCTAAAGGCACTAAAACTGAGAGAGTTTGGTTTTGTCTTTGATAATCTAAGGCAATACGAGCCAGTCTTTGTGCAGTGAAACTCGATTGAGTATAAGGAAAAGATAAATTTAGAAAGTTTTCATAGTCTGCTTGAGCTTTGCCACTTGGTGTATCTTGTGTCAGATATGTGCTGTCTTTATAAGGTGTGATCTCTGCTGCTATATATTCGTCACTCGGTCTGACGTAGGTAGCTTTAACCCCATTGGCTAACTCTCTGCCCGAAAACTTAGTTTGTATCTGTATAGGTTCTAGTATCTTATCGTCTGTGATTGTGCCTGATGCTGTCCTTTCTTTACCAACAAACAGAGAAAAGACCCCGTTGTTATAGAGTAGTTGACCAGCACAAGCTGACAGCATTGTTTCAAGCACAGTCTGAGGTTCTTCTGTGGACGTAAACTGGCCATTCAGCGTGTACCTGCTTTCTGTGCCACTTGTAATACTGACACTATCATTACAGTCGCTTCTGGCTTTGACGAACCCTGCACCAGTGACAGCATCGTTGATCTCTGTAGATGTAGCACCAAAACCATAAGTGCTGTCCATAAGATAGTCTCTTATAATCAAGGCTGGGTTTGTAGAATAAACAGTAGAACTTGACACAGGATCAAAGACTTTTTTACCTTCAATCTCAAAACTAAAGCTTGGTATTTGTGTAAATTTTTCTGTGTCGTAGATACAGTTGATGTAGATATAAGCTATACCTAACATTTTGTGATCTGTTGACCAAGCAGAAGCAGAGGACATCTGGGCGACTGCATAGCCATTAGCAGTAGTTTGATCGCCTTTTTCAAAAGCTAGTTTTATCAGACTACCACCAGTGTAAGCCTCGTCATTATCAGTATTGGCAAACTCAGGATCAACACAACGAAATACTGTAGTAGAGTTTTCGGTAGCTGAAACAAAGTCATTTGTATCGCTTAGATCAAGTTCTTTTATACCTTTACCAGCATCTATATAAATTTTAGTAATGTTGTTTATTTCATGTCCTGCTAAAGCAATAACTTGATGTAGCACATTTTTTGTGGAAGCTGATTTAGCAGTAAGTGTTCTTTGCACTATTGTACCGCCCACCCTAGTTTTACCATACACAATATTTCTAGGTGCTATGGGGTTAGTGATAGCCCTTTTGATACCTAGGTTACGATTGGCTGTATCACCTGATGATTTAGCAGAGATATAACTTAGAGTAGTTATTGCGGTATAAAATTTCAGTTGCGAAGTAAAAAATTGTTTTAGGGTTTGACTTGCATCAGCACGAAAAGGAAAACCAAAAATTGTAGTAACAACTGCTGTTTTAAAAATTTCTTTTATGAATTTTTTGAGCATTATTTTAGTATGTATATAGGATTGTCACCTGCTGCTGGTGCGCCACCGCCACCTGTCAAGCCACCCCAGTTAATAGTTTGTTCTTGTATTCTCGGCACGAACTCTAAGCCTTTATCGCCAGAGTGTAGAAAGTTTTGTGTCTCAGGTGTAAAAAATAAATTTTTCGGTCTAGTCAAATCTATAAGTAAATTTTCGCAAGATATTATTACACTGAAACTATCACCATCTGTGACACTCAGAGTGTCCATTCTACCTTTGAACAATATAACTTTTTCTACTTCTTCGGCTGTTTCTGGGTGAAAGAAAAACATATTAAGGGTAACTGGTCTGCTTTGATAATTTTCTGTGGTGGCATATTCTACTATCTTGCTGTTCAGACCAGATAACGTTATAGTCAAATTTGTTGAGGATAGCTCAGCACTTTCTTCTACATTGGACACACTCAAAAATTCACCAGCGCCAATATAGGTAATGCCATCACTCCCAGTAAAATCTCCTGCACCTGTCCAAACATTGACAGCACCAGAATCGAAGCCAAGATTGACCGCATAAGCGATTTGTTGTTGATCGTTAGCTAATCTGTTAGTTATGGCTGCTGGTATGTCTCTACTAGCCATTGATAACCTCTATTGCTGTGAAAGATATACCATAAAGACTAGCTTGATTGACAGACCAATTTGATTGGTTTGACACTAACCTGAATTGTCCTTTAGGTGTGGCGAACCTGACATAATGACCATCGGTTATGTTTTGTCTAAGTTTTGGTTCGGTTCTTACTGCATAGTTTGTGCCAGTCACAGTAGCATCTTCGACAGCTAATAGGTATTGCACAGGGTCAGAGGTTGCAGAAGCAGCATCGTGGACAGCTAGATAATCTCCTTTCTTGATAGTGCCTGTGCCACTAGATAATCTGCTTAGTGATAGACCAGTCACACCCTTGACGTTTTGCTGTACTTTACAACTAGCGGTAGATGATTCATCAACTAAAGCACGATCTACCACGACAGCAGTGTTAGAAGTTTTTGAGGTTATTTTAAATGTGCCATTGTTATCGTCATTAGTAGCGCCTGACACAAGAATAAATGCACCTGCTAGAGCAGAACTAAAAATATTGTTGGCTGCTGATATAGTTTTGGTTGAGGCTGTAAATGATAAAGTTTCGCTGGTATCTGATATTAAGTTTGTAGTTTGTAGAAAGGTTTCATTGTATGTACCAGTGTTAGTTGTATGTGAGGGATCACCAAGCAAAAACGTATTTTTGACACCTTGTAGTCTGGTTAAAAATGTCACCCACTCTAAGGCATCTGTCCTTTGTAAGGGTGGTAAGGTAAGTTGTGCAGACCAAAATACCCCATCGTATTCTTGTGTCCTTTGTCTGTTGGTGAATACTGATCTACTAGCTGCTATGTTTCTGTTCAGCGTAAAAGTCACAGAAGCGAAGTTAGTGTTAGTCGGTATATCTATAATCATCGCATTGCTTTCCTAAAGTTACCACCTCTTTGCATAGCCTCTAAAACTGCGCTTTTAGAAGTTTCGGCAATATCAGGCAACATTTGTAGCACCTCATTCTTGACAGTATCTTGGACACCTGTAGCAAAGTTGAGTGATTGATTAATGACGATACCGCCTGATTGACCTTGCTGGTGATCTATCACAGTCTCGTTGGGGTGTAGTATAGCTGGAAAACCACCTTTGCCATCTATGCCCCCTGCTCTAGCACCCATGCCAGTGAAACCACCGCCTTGAGCGCTAACTCCGAAAAATGCTCCAAGACCATCAAGAAAAGATGAAAAGAAACCTTTCCCACTACTACTGCTCGATTCGAAACCTGCTAACATTGGCTGGATAAATTTCTCTCTGATTTGAATACGAGCCATATCGGCTATCAAAGAATCTACCAAATCTTTAAAATTCAATTTACCTGTTTGGACAAAATCGACCAAAGCATCTTCTGCACTTTGGAAAGCATTTTCGAATGATTTGACCATAAGACCTTCAACTGTTTCTTTGTTAAAATTTTCAATGGCTAATCTCATAGTTCTTACAAAACGCGGTTCTTCCTCACTATCAACATTATCACCAGTGATAGTTATTGGGTCTTTGTTGATTTCGCTTCTTATTTGATCAATGAACTTGAGGGTTTTGTCAAAATTAAGTTTTTGGAACTTTCCTTTTTCTAATTCCAGAGCCAACTGATCTAATAACAGTTGCTTTTCTGCGCCTCTGGATAAAACCATGTCTTTCGACAGCCTTTCACCATTGGTTTTAAATCTGTTGTTTGTTTCCTCTAAAGTGTTGATTTCTTGGAGCTGTTGTCTAATTTGTTTGACTGCTTCAGATTCTTCAACAAAACCTAAAGACATACCGATATCTCTAGCAATGTTGGCTATTGCTATTAACTCATTACCTAAAAACTCAAAAGCTTTTATGATACCTTTCAGAATATTAAGAAACTCGTTAGCCAAGAAGTCACCAAGAGTTTTGAAGCCTAATTTATCTACATCTTTGTTTAGCTGTATAACGAAAGCTGTAAAGTCTTTTGTAATCTGTGTTAAGACTGGTGCTAAACCTGCTGTGAATTGATTAATGACACCGCCTATTCCTGTTTTTAGTTTAGTAAATTCATCAGCGAAATTAGCTACACCTTTAGCGGATTCTTGTGTTAGGACAGCGCCAAGATTCTCTGCATCTGTAAAAAACTCTTGCATAGCCTCTGAACCATTTTTCATCAAGGCTACTAATGCCACACCCTCTGAATCAAAAAACTTAAATGATTGTCTGACAAGTTCTGAAGCATCTTTGGTTTGTCCCATAGCATTAGCAACATCAAGCATTACATCTTCTATATCTCTTGAATTACCAGCACTGTCGAACAAAGCTATACCTAACTGTGTCAGAGTGTCTTTAGCCTCTCCTGTGCCTTTTCTAGCTTCGGCAACTCTTCGGCTAAATCTTTGCAAAGCCATATCTGCTGTTTCGGTTCTAATGCCTACTTGCTCTGCTGCAAATCTGAACTTTTGTAAAAACTCTACACCGACCCCAAGCTTTTCCGAAGTTTTAACTAGCCTGTCGATTTTAGCTGTTGATGCACCTACTGCCACACCTATAGCTGTAAATGCGACTGCTGAAGCTTTGGCTACTGTACTGAAGCCTTTTTGTAAAAGCTTAGTCTTACGATCTAAAACGGATAAATTATGTTTGATTTGGTTAAAGGCTTTTTGGGTATTGTTAACACCCTGAAGAACTATATTGATTTTTTCTTTAGCCATTTTTCTGTTTGTTAGCTTTTATTCTAAAGTATGCTACCCATAATTGGTATTCTTCGATACTCATTTGTTGTATCTCAAATAAAGTTTTGTTAAGAGATTCAGCTAAAGCTAACTGATTAAAGGTGTGTGGGTCTTCTTCTAGCTTTTTTTTACAAGCTCTTGATCTTGTTGATTCATTATGTCATTTGCTATTCTAGCTAAAACATCTTTATCAACATTCTCAATAAGGTCTTTTTTATCTTCTAAGGTAAATAAATTTTCGCCTTTTTCGTCTAGTGCTTTTAACATGACAACATAAGCTAACATTTCGACAGAATCATCGTTGGCATATCTCATTAGCTTTTTTGTTTCAAATAGATTAAGAGGCTTGGCATAGATGTCCATATCCCATTCAGGCACATGAATCTTTTTGACATCAAGACTGTCAAAGTGAGCTTTGGCTCGATCTATCGCTTTCAATACTAGACAGTGCCGATAGTTAATGCGCCAGTACCTTGTACTGTGAATGACCTTTCAACTAGACCATCGAAGCTTTGTGTCTGTGAAATACCTGTCACGATCCCTGATCCTGATAGTTGGTATGCACCTGAACCACTGCCTTCTGGTTGAAACAAAAACGCTAGTTCTGTTCCGATCGTCATAGCGATTTGTGCTGTGTCATTTTCATCGAATAGCGCATCAATAGACGCTGTAAATGTATTTAGAGTAGCTTTGAAGCTCCTAGAAGAATCGCCCATAGCTGTATCTTCTACTGTGTCGCCTGTTTGGTCGACAGTAAATGATCTAATTTCGCCAATAGCGTTACCACCTGCTTTTACTACACCTGCTGAACCTGAAAAAGTTGCCATAATTAAATACTTCCTTCTGTATGATGATAAGTGATTTGAAATGTCATTACAACAATTCCTAACGGATTATCACCTTCTCCGTTATATGATATATCTGTGTTGACTAAAAAGCTGTCCAAAGCTAAATCATTTATTAGTCTATCTGTGAACAGGGCTTCTTCTACTTCTTCACAAATGGTATCTATTGTATCGTCAAAATTAGTGTTGGCTTTGACATAACCTTCTACAACCAAAGACAAAACTTTTTCTATTGTTCTGGGTGGATTCATCACCAAAGGCTCTGAAGTCTCTTCTCTTGTGTAGATCAACAAACAAGGTAGTTTGGTATTCTCTATGGGATATACTCTGCTCTGAAAGACATTAGAGCCTGTGGTAGTCAAACCTGTCAGTGTACTGGCTACCCTTTCCCTGATTGCTTGTCTTTTGTGTGCCATTATTCTTTATCGTTTTTATGGGATGCACCAAAGTAGAAAGATATAACTGCTGATGCTAAACCGCCTAAATAACCTAATACAAGGTTGATAAGTGCCTCTGAGTTTTGTTCAGGTGGCTGTATAGTAACTAAAAAGATATAACCCATGAAACCACCTATAACCACAAGACCTAATAGTTTTGAAGTCCAATCTTTTGAAAAAGTTTTTCTAGCATCTTGCACGTCTTGTGTCTCAAGCTTAAAGACATCTACTTCAAGTTCTTTCATCTTAACTTCAAAGTCTTTCTCAACCTTTTTGAGTTCTAATAATTGTTCTGGTGTCGCCTGTTGTATGGCTTTTTCTACTGCTTTTTGATTGTTGGGTACTCCTAACTTTTCTGCAATCATGCTGACTGCTGCCCCACCTAGAGGTGAGCCAAGTGCTGAACCCAAAGCTGGGGCTATAGTGCTGATTAGATTTTTAAGCATATCAATCCTGTAATATTAGTGTGGTTATGCCTGTGCCATCTGGTTGTATGTTGACTATGTTGAAGGTTGTACCATCAATAGCTATGGTGTCTGCTGTGTCTATGTTAGTCACATCTGACGATCTGCAAGTTACTACTGGCTGTGTGCCATCGACATCGACTGATTCACCTGCAATAGCAAAGTATTCTTTGTTAATGATGACACTAATACTAGAAGCACTACCATTGATAGTGACTGTTGCTGTTGCGCCATGTGCATCGGTGTCAAAAAAGTTCAACAAGTCCTGTGCTGTTTCTAGCGCCATTATCTTGTCTTGATGTTGTCTGCTGCTTTGTTAGCTTTGGCTTTGCCTTTGCCCTTGACGGCTTCAACACCTGCTGCGTGTAATCCTTCATAGTCTTTTGGATTACAAACAAAAGTATCTTCAGCATCGTACCATGTGCCGTTGTAGCAAACTTTTCTTGTAGCTATAACTTCCATTACTTTTCCTTTTTGGTTTTAGCTTTGGCTGCTGTGCCGTAGCCCTTCGCTTCCCATTCGGAAACTTCGTGTTCAAGCAACTCTACTACATCGCCAGATACGTATTTGTCACCTGCATAATAAAAAGTCTGATTGACCTCGAACTTGATTTTTTTTTGTTTCATATTTCGATTATACATAAAAAAGGGCTACCGAAGTAGCCCTAGTCATTAAGTGTTACTTAATTAAGTGACAATATCTTTACATACTGCAAAGGCATTTTCGTCACGTATAGCTACGTCCATATCTTGGAAGAAGGCAAGTCTGGTAGTACCTGCGCTTGAACCTGTGAATGGATCAACCACTACGTCAACACCTGAATAGTAGCCAAGTAAGACTTGACTGAAGTCACCAAATATTAAAGCTGACAAGTTGCTACCTGAACCTTTTGTTAGGTCAGATGGCACTAATGATGATGATAGATAGTCGTATCCCATCATTGAATTGTTAGGCTCTAAGATAAAGTTGCCTTCAACACCACTACTCTGTTTTGATGTAGTTCTAAGTTTAGCTGTCACTTTAGAGTTACCTAAGAACTTAGTAGATGCATCATTTCTGATAGCATTATCTTCTTCTACTTTCTGAATTAGGTTAACAATGTTTGTATAAGCAATAGCACCACCATTAGTACCGATAGCTTCAACATTGTTAGATACAGAAGCTAAGATACCGCTTGGGTGATTACTTGCACCACCTTCAATAGCTACTTCGTCAATCTTTCTAGCAAATGTATTGATTACATCTTCTCTTAATACTGCTTCAACTGACGGATCAGATTGCAACATAAGCTTTCTAGAAACATCAACAAAAGCTGCTAGAGTTTTTGGTGACATTGTTACTTGTGCAAAAGTAGCTGAACCTTCACTTGGTGCTGCGTTCTCTGCTACAAAAGCTGAATTGGTAACTGATGCTGATAGTTTTGGTATCGCAATATCACCCTTCAAACCTTGTAGTGTTCTAGCACCAGCTTGACCGATTACTAATTTTGCATAAACAGCTTCGATGAACTCATTGGCAAGATGATCTGTGCCTTTTAAGAAGCCACCGCCACTATTTGATCCAACTGTTTGATCCCTTTTACCGAAACCAATATTTGTTGGCATATAAAAACCTCTTGCTGCTTTGCCTGTCTGATGCGCAATCTCATCTGATACTTCTCTTTCAAGCCCAGAAAGATTGCCTTGAGCAGATTCTTGAATAGCTTTGAGTAAAGAGTATTCTCTTTTCTCTTCTACTTTCATGTCTACGTCAGAAGGTAAATCTAGAGGTTTGCTTTCAAGTGCTTTCAAAAGCTCATTCTGAAATTCGTTAAGTCTCATGCCTTTTGCAATAGCATTTTTAGCTAAATCAGCTTGTCCATGCTGTTGTCCAAGATCGCTAATTTGTTTAGCTTCTTGTGCAAACTGCTTTCTTAACTCTTCAGGATTAACTTCTGGTGCATTGTTTTCAACGTTTTCCATAATTTTTTCCTCGTTAGAATTAATAGTTATTTTTGGTGTTTCTTTAGCTCTAGCGAAACCTACCAAACGTGACTGGTCTGCTGGTACGCTGACTGCTGAAACTTCCAAAGGCGACCAAGAGTTAACTCGATATACAGGCACGTCCTGTATCTCTTCATCTTCCTTCTGCATACTGTTGACTTGATACCCAACAGATATGTTCTGTCGTATGCCGTCCTTCACATCTTCAAAGACTTCCTCTGCCATTCTGTTCTTTGAAAATCTTACTTTGGCAACTGTTCTTTTGTTGGCTTTGTCGATGCCAAATTCTTCGACTACACCTATTTGTTTGGTTGCATCATGGTCTAATAAAAGTGGACTTCTACCACTAGCCATGAACTCCATGTCTATCTCTTCTTCTTTATGTCCTAAGACCTCATAGCCGAACCTGCGCTGTACTGGTTCTTCGCTTGAAACACCTATCACGACTGTACGCTTCTCTTCGTCTATCTTGTTCCTATCGAACTCGAAGTCTCTCCTTAGTGCTTCATCACCATAAAAGTCTCTGATCTCGTATGTCTCTTTATCCCTATCTTCATCTTCTTTGTAGCCTTTCTCTTCCTCTTCTTCTTCGTGATAAGGTTCATGTGGTCTGGCTTCTTCTACTTCTCTTGTTTCTATCTTGCCACCCATGCCGTTGTGATTAACACAGTAGTAATATAAATCTGGTGTATCATCTGATACTTCAATCTTGAGTTGCGCACCTGCTTCACCTGCTTTACCTGTGACTGTTACACCTGCTGTGTATGCATCTCCGTCATTATGTGTACCATCTTCTGTGGTTGATAATCTTAAAGCGTGTGTTTTGTTAGATTCATGGCTTAGATCGAAAATGTATGTATCGCCTGATAGCATGACAAGTCTAGGTGATAACTCACCATCTAAATAGAATTTGTTGCCCTCTCCATATTTGTTTTCACCCTCTTTGATGATTACTTCATATTCTATGGTCTCTTGCCTTTCTATCGTGTCCATAGTCTGTATTCTATCACCATTTTCGTCAGAAGATAAAGGGTGTGCTTTCGGTAGTAAGTCAGTGTCAAATTTGTTTTTACTTGGAAAGCGTAAGTTTCTTAAGGCAAACATGAAGGCATTAACTCTTGCATAAGCCCATTGTTCAGGTGATTGGACTGAAGGACGTACTGAGCTGGGGTTAGTTTTATACGCACCTATGCCACGTTCAAATACAGCACGAAGCATACGATAAGTTGCTCTTTTTCGTGGATCGCTACCATGTTCAGCATTGTGATCTTCTACTTTCTTACGCAGTCCTTTCTCAACTGTCTTGCTGACTTGCCTTTCTTCTGCTGGTTTATCTTTATCTTCTAAGTAC